CTGGAATCAACAGGTTGCCCAGCACGGCATCGGTCCAGGGGCGAGCCGGTAGCAGCACGGTGGGCCGGTCCCGGTCGCCCCAGGGGTGGATCCTGGCGCCGTAGTGCACCGCCGTGGCATAGCCGGCGGCCCATCGGAAGGTGCAGGCGCTGCCGGCCACCTGGAAGCTCCCGCTCTGGCGCAGCAGGCCCCGGTCAACGATGTTCCGGGGACTGCCGACCGCAAACCCGGCGGTGCGGGTGCCATCGCGGCGGTAGGAGCCCTGACGGATCGTGACCCGTGGCCAGGACCAGACCGGCGAACCGATCGCGCCCTGAAAGGCGCTGAACAACTCAGGGAAGACCACCCGAGCCGCGGTCTGCGCTGCCTGGCCAGTGCGAACCCGGAAGCTGGGCGAGAGCTTGGCGCTGGCGCGGGTGCTGATCCTCACCGGCCTGCGGCGAACGTCCCGCCGAACTTGTCGCCGGCCGCGGCGGCCACGATCGGGTCGATCCCGCCGGTGGAGCTCATGGTGGCGATGGTGAACCAGCCGCGTTCTGCCTTGGGGTCGCTGGGCAGCAGGGCAGGGTTCCCCATCCATGCCTGCAGCTTGTCGCCACGGGCCAGGCCGGCGGGCCTGAAGCCGGTCTGATCCCATTGCCAGGCGGTGCCGGCATCGAGCCAGTTGCCGCCGGTTGGGAGCACCGCCCAGCGGGTGAGGTAGGCCGTGATCGAGGCCGCCCCGATCGCGATGCTGCCGCCGCCGGGCTGCTCACCGCCGGGGCCCTGGAGCTTGGCGTAGAACTCCAGCACCACCGAATCCGTGGCCGGGCGGATGCCCTCACGCAGGGAGGCAGCCGGCGCGGCGGGGCGCTGCCAGAGGGCGCGGAAGTTGGCGTAGGGCGCGAAGGGGGTGGGCATGGGTCAGGGTTTCGGCTTGCGGGGGCGGGACATCAGACCACCCGCCGCCCGATTCGCTTCGTGCCGACTCTCTTCCTGCCGCCAAACAGCGCACCCTGGACGGCCGCCCTGAGGGCGCCCATCATCTCGGCCGGGGTCTTGACGCTCGTCTGGACGCTTTTGTTCTGGCGGCCACCGGGGCCACTGGAGATCCGGGTGGTGGTTACCGCGTAGTTGCCGTCGCTCATGCGCTGCACTGCGGTGCGGGCGCGCTCTCCGGCGCTGGAGCTGACGTAGACGCGGCGATCTTTGCGAGCGCGAGGAGCAACGACTGGGCCGCCCGTGACCTTTCCGCCGGGCCCGACCGACCTGGTGCCAAACTTCCCGCTTCGCGTGGGAACACCATAAACAATGGTTGACGGACCGGAGATGTCGCGGGTCATGCGGCCAGGCTTGGCGTATCCAGGTATTGACCGCTCGCGGATGGCGGTTGATGGGAGTCCTTTGCTCATTGCCTTACCGGACTGAGTTGAACGCCCCTGTTTTAGCGCAGAAGAGGATGCCCTTTCACCCTTTGTTGCGCTTTGTTTCAGCGGTGGCCTGATGATGCCTTTCCGTTCCGTCAGCCGCCGTCGTCCACCCTGCTCCGCCACCTTCAGCTTGTTGGCCGTCCTGGTCACCGCCCCCTTCTGTGCCCGGCGCTTGAGGCTGCCGGACAGGCTCTGATCGGCTGGATCGAGGCCCTTGAGCTTGCGCTTGCTGGCCGCGGCGGCCGATCGCTGGATCAGCAGGCCCCGGCGCTTCTGCGGCTTGCTGCCGACTGTCCGGCGGGCTGGCACTGGCAGCTTGACCGCCTTCCTGGCGCTCCCACCGGGCGTGCTGGCGAACCGGCCGCGGGCGTCTCGGGTGTAGCTGCGGCGGGCCATGACGGGGGGGGGATCCTGCTTCAGGTTTCCCGTCAGCGGGGGCGGCGGGGCCTGCGCTTGCGCGGCCTGCGCTTGCGCGGCCTGCGCTTCTTCGGCGGCTCGCCCGTTGTGTTTCGAGGGCCAGGCCTGAGGCTGTTTCGGCCCCTGGTCTTGCCCTTTGGCATCCTTGGGGTCAACTGGGGGCCGTAGATGTCGGCCGCTCGCTTGCCGGCCTCACTGCCGCGATCAGCAGCAGCGGCAGCGCGACGCCCGCGGCGCACGATGACGCGGCGAGCAGCTGCGATGTCTTCCGGCCTGGCAAGTCCCAGCATGTAACGAGCTACCTGGCCCTCGGTATCGCGTCGCTTGCTGTTGGCCAAATGGCGTGCATTTCGCCGTGCGCGGCGTAACTCATTGGCGTTGATCCGCTTGTTGATGTCGGCCAGCCCAGCATCATTGAGCGACCGCCAACCCGCAATCCGCCGCGCCGCCTTGCCCTCTGGTGTGCGGGTGGCCTTGTCCTTCTTGCCGTATCGGGTGACGGGCGTGTAGGTCCGAATTGCGTTGGCTTTCAGCGCGAGCGGCGAGCGGCCTCGGCGCTTGGTGCTGCGAATGCTGTTGCCCGGCCCTGCTGTCGGGCTGGTCATGCGACGACCGGGCCGGATGATGACCTGAGCCGCCCCGGACTGGATCCGTCGCCGGCCGCTCTGCTGGGCTGCTGCCAGGCGGTTCTGCGCCTTGGTCAGGGCCCCCCGCTGCGCTCGCCGCGACAGGGTGCCGGAGAGGCTCTGATCAGCCGGATCCCTGCCCCTCAGCTTGGCGGCACTCCGCCGGACCGCTGCCCGCTGCGTGACGAGGCCGCGGCGCTTGGGTGGGGGGCTCCCGACCTTCCTGGGCTGCCGTTTCGGGAGGCCGCCGGTTGGCTTGCGGCTGCCGCCCCCGGGCGTGCCGGCAAATCGCCCCCGTGCATCCCTGGCATAGGCGCGACTGCTGCGGGCCACGGCATCCCCTGCTCTGCCTCAGGTTTCCCGCCGCCGCCTGCCCCTCAGCTCCGCAGCAGCGGCGCCGAACCGCTCATGGCGCCCATGGCAACCATCCGCCTGACGTTCAGCGCCGCCGCGATCCGGTTGATCAGCAGCTCGATTCGGCTGTCGCGCTGCCCCTGGGCCGTGGCTGCCATGCCGGAGCCGGTCCCAAAGCGGTAGCGGGCCTTCAACAGGCTGGTGTCCCACTGCAGGCCCTCAGCCTGCGACAGCTGCTGGTCTCGCGTCGGGCTGGTGCCGGGGATCGGGCCCTCGTACTCCTCGGCGTTCCCCAGGTGGGCGGTGCCGGCGGCGACGGCATCGGCCTGGGTTTCCTCCAGGTCGGCGATCTCATCGACCCACGCCTGCACCTGTGTGACCATCGCGGGTCGCAGATCGGCCACGGTGTTGAGCTGCTGGATCAGCTCCGTCAGGCTGCCCTGGGTGCCGGGCCAGCCGATGTAGGTCCGGATCCGCTCCAGGTCATCGAGGGCGCTGCCGGTGTTCGGCCGCCATAGGGCGTTGAGAGGGGGCAGGGCGAGGGCCATGATCAGGCGGCGTCAGGTTTGCGGGTGCGGCGGCTGGCGACGCTGTAGCGGTCGTTCCGCTGATCTGGCATCGGGAACCATCCGCCCCGGGGCTTGTGTTTGGGTTTGGCGCCTGGCTTTCCTGCGGGTTTCGCGCCGGGCCTGCCTGCCGGCTTGGTGCCGGGCTTGCAGACGAATTGGCCCGTTTTCGGGTCGCGGTAGCAGCCTCGCTCATCCTTCTTTGGCGTCATGTCCTGGCCCTCCGTCCGTCGATGGTGGCCAGCCAGTACCGCGAATCGGGCTCCAGCCGATCCACGAGGCAGCGCAGCATCCCCTCCCCGTCCTCTGGCTCCAGCAGGGCCAGCACCTGCAGCGCTTGCCGCGTGGCCGCGACGCAGCGCCATTCGACCGCAACGGCCAGCGCCTGGATCAGGCGGAGGCTTGGGGGGCGATGGGGGGCGCTCATGGCGGGATGCTACTGAGAACAGGTTTCCCGATCGGGATCACTTGCCTTTCTTGGTGCCTTTCGGTGCGGGCTTGGTGCCCTTCATCCCTTTGCCGGTGTGGGGTTTGCCGCAGTTCATGGGGGGGGGATCGGGGATGGGTGGAATCTGGCTTTAGGTTTCCCGGTCTGATACCCTTTACTCAGTGCGATGCTCGTCAACTGGTTTGAGTCCCGCGGTGGGAACACCGCTCGGTCCCAGTTGAGACCTATCGCCTTACGGAAAGGCCTCCTTTGGGGGCCTTTCTCATTGCCGCAGGCCATGGGAAGGGCGGCGGGAGCTGGTGCAGGTTTCCCGGATGGGTCAGCGCTGAGCCCTCCGCATCCCCAGCTTTGCTTTCTTCGCTGGCTTTGCCTTTTTGCGATCCAGCTTCTTGAACTTCCCATAGGTCGTCTCAACCTTGCCAGTGAACAGGCTCAGTTGCCCTCGGAAGGTCCGCTGCCGATAGCGGGGGCGAGGCCCCTCGCCAATGGTTCGACTGAAGTCCGTGGTGCGGATCGCCCGTTCCGTCTGCTTCCTGGCGGCTTTGCGGAGGCTTCGGCCGGTTGTGCGAATGCGCTCGCCCGTTGAAAGCGTTGCCCACTTCCTGCCAGTTCTCTTAACGCCATAGAAGCGCTTGGCCGACTCGGCTCGCAGTCGCTGCGAATAACTGAGCTTGATTCCGTTCCGCTCCTCAACTGGACTGGTGGATCTTGTGGGGATCACCGGCGTTTTTCTTTGTGGCACCGGTAGCGAGAGCGCTGGCGGCCTTTGGCCA